GAGCGTGACCGGCTGCCCGTCAACATCGAATCCCAGGAACTTGCCAGCCCGCGTTCCGACGATCGGGATCAGCAGAGCATCGCCTGAGGATAGATCCCCGTCGGCGACGCGGAGCGATCGATCGACACGCTGGTGAACACGCTTGACCTGGCGCACGGTGCGGTCGAGGGCGCGTTCGTGGGCATCGGCCGGGAAGTCATCGTTTGCGGTGTAGTCGGCTTCCTGCGTGATCTCAGGATCATCCAGGATCGTGATCGTGACGCCGATCTCTGGCTCAGTGACGAAGGTACAAGTGCCGGTCGACCCGTTCCCGCCCGTGATCGAGAAGCCCGTGGCGAGCTCCGTAGGCTCGCCGTCATCGTCGGTCGATATGACCTTGATATCGGCCGAGGTGTCGAATACGAAGGGGATTGCAAAACCGACGGTGACACCGTCGCCGAGGTAGCTGACTTCGGAAGGCGTCGCGGGGATCGTCATGGCCTCGGAACATCTTGTAGCCGGGCGACAGAATCAACCCGTTACCGATGGAGCTCTTTCATCTCCGTCAGGCGCTCGGCGGTCGACTTTCGCGTGGCACCCTCGAGCCCGAGCACCTCACCGAACTCTCCCTCGAGCATGTTCACGACTCGACGCAGGTAGAAGAGATTTTGATATGGCAGCAGCTTGCGGAAGCGGTAGAGATCGTCGGCCTTCATCTTGGGATCGAAGGTCCCGCCCTCCGTAAACATCCCTTGCAAGGTCTTTCGAATGTCCTCGCCGGTGCCGAAGGTCGGGCCGCCGAGCGTCTCGACGATGCTCTGGCTCGTGAACCGACCGAAGCGCGGGCCGGCGACAGTGCCGCTTAACACGTCGAAGGGTTCCGCGAGAAAGGTCGTGAAGCCAGCCCGATCGAAGGCCTCGATCGCGATGCGCGACGGATCTGTGGCGGGCTTGTAGCCGGCCGCGGTGTCGCGCGCCGCGTTCGCCAGTGCGCCTAGCGCCATCATCATCCAGGCACCGTTAATCGTTGCCAGATCCCCGTGCGCCAGGCCTTGCGCCATCGGGATCAGGAGGCGGTTAACCGCCGCCATGCCGAAGGATTTGAACTGTAAGAGCGTCTTGCCGATCTCTTTCGACATGAAGAGCGGCACATCGGCGACGCCCTTTGTGAGCACGACCTCGTTTGAGGATTTCAGCAGCGCAGCCTCGAAGGCCTCGGCGGCCTCGCGATCAGTCCAGGCCTCAGTATTAGCGCGAAACAGATCGTCGGCGCGGGCGGGCCTTCTCGAGCTCGAGGGCAACTTCTTTGGCGGAGGTGCAGCCTCGCCTGGCTGAGCCTCTCGCAGCGCCTCTCGGAACGCGCCCTGCTCGAGTTGACCGTTTTGCAGTGCTTCGTACTCGTCGAAGCTGTCCTGGTGACTGGCCGCATGTTCAGTGAACTCGCGCGCCTCATCGTCGAGCTCGCGCAGCCGTTTCGCGACATCACTCACGCTCATATCGCGCGAGATCCCCTGCGACTCGAGTCGGCCAATGAAGTCATGCTCGGCGCGAATCTTCGCCACCACTTCAGCGACCGAGTCAGGGTAACGGCGCAGCCCCGCCAGATCGTCAGCGATCGCGTCAAAGATCTCGGAGTCGGAGATCTCGTTGTAATCGGCCTTGCCCGGGAAGTAGCCGGCCTCGAATACCCGCTCACGTACGCCATCCATATCGCCGCGGCCGTTCTCCGACTTGCGAACGAGGCCCGGCATTGACTTGTGTGTGACGTCGCGCGCGGCGAGCTCGCCACCGTCGTCGATAATGCCGCCCGTGTCGCGAATGAACTGCGTGATTGAGAGCACCTTGCGCCCTGCGATCTTTGACACCGCCGCCGGATCTCGAAGATCCACGTCTCGCGCGTAGCGCATCGCTGAATGAAGCTTGCGCGCGGCATCGAAGTACTCATCTTGCCCGTCGACCTGACCGGGGACATCCGGCCGCGTGACGGCCGCCGGCGCCTTCTTGCTGACAGCGTCCGCCTCGCTGGCGAGCGATTGCGAGGGAATCGGACGCGCCTGGATCCCGGCGCCAGTTGCGCGCTCCTCGAGCTGCTTGGAGATCCGCGCGAGCATCTGATCGCCGATACCAAGGGCCGCCAGTTGCCCGCGTTGAAACTTCGAAAGCTTGCCGCCTTTCGCCGCTCTTACGATCGCGTCCTGCTCGAGCGCGACCGCGAGTGTCTTTAGCGCCGAGTTCCACGTCGCCATGCCGGTGACGCGCGAGAATCGATTCGACTCCCGGCGCAGCACTCGATCGAGCTTGCTCGAGGCGAACTCGTCGCCGATCTCGGCGAGGGTGTCCGCCCGGGTGTTGAGCACATACTCGAGCGCGGTGCCAACCCGGTGCGCTTCGGTCTTGGTGAGATTGCGCAGGCCCGAGTCCGTGACCAGGCGCGCCACTTTCGCCGCGGTCTTGACGAGCCCATGCCGCGCGACGATCCGGCCGGCATCCGGCAAGCTCGAGAGCACCTGACCGCCCAAGAGCCGCACGTAGTTCCATGCGCGGAACACTCGCCCGGTGCGGACGAGAATGCTGTCGGGATTGGCCGGCTTACCGAACTTGCCGAGGATGATGTCGCGGACCGCCTGGATGTCGTCGAGTGTGCGCTCCATCTCCTCGGTGATCGCGGCCTTTGCGACATTGCTTGTTGCGCGCTCGCGCAGCGCTACGTATTCATCGCGGACATCCTGCATGGGCTGGCGCATGTCGAGATCGCCGAACCTTTTGGCGAGCGCGAGCTGCGGCGCCGTGTCGCGGATGTAGGTCTCCACAATCCGTTCAATGTCATTCACGAGCCAAGGCTCGAGCACCTCATCGGGCACATCCAGGGTGCGAGCGTTCAGGCTTCCCGTCTTGCCGACGAAACCGCGGGCGATCTGCGCGTGATCGCGCAGACTGCCGTTGACGGTATCGATCACATCCGCAACCGCGGTGCGGACCTCGGCCTGCTCGACCTGCCCTGAGCGACTGAACCAGTCCGTGAGCGCATCCTCGAAGGCTATGCGCGTCGAGCGAATCTTCGCGTGATCGTAGAGCCGCGGCAGATAGCTCATCGCGAATTGCACGCCGGCCTCTTCAGGCAAGAGGCCCGCAGCTTTTAGTTTCTTGAGCGATTCGTCGAAGTATTTGCGGTACGAGCCGACGAGCTTCTGGATCCCCGGATCCATCGACACATCGCCGCGGCGCAGAGCTGCCGAGATCTCCTCGGCATACTCGCCGCGGGAAAGCCCGCCGCCGGCGCGCTTGTATTCGGTGAAGGCCTTGTCGGTTTCCTCGAGGAGGCTATAGCGATGCGCCTGCTCGGCGAGCACTTCGCCCTCGACGCTGCGCGGTGTCGCGATGCCCTTGAGGTGTTTATTCAGCAGGAACGGAACCTCGGCGAGCTCCTGCATCACGATTCGTGCGCGCTTGCTCATCGAGCCCATCACGCGCGCGAGCGGATTGATCCGGCCGAGCGTCTTGAGAATCGCCTCGCCGCCTTTAGCGACAGACTCGTCCTCGAGCGTCGTGCCGAAACCTACGCGCGCGGCGCCGCCGGTCGACTCCACGCCCCCGAATGCCGGCGCGATCGCCTCTTCGTGCGCCCTGGCTGCATCTCGGACTGCTTGGAATTCGGCCTTACTCATCCTCGTTGCCAGCCCTCCGAGTGCGCCGGTGAGTAGTGCGCCGGCGCCGACGTTGATCGCTGACTCTTGCAGGGTGCGCAGCGATTGCTCGGCATGCAGCGCGAGCTCCTGCGCGGTGTCGAACGCCATCGCCGCCGCGATCCCTTTGGCTATGCGCACGCCTCGAGTGCCGGATCCGAGGACCGGCACCGCCATTGAGGCGATCGTGATCGGATCGGCGAGGCCTGCGGCGATGCTCGAGGCAACGCCCGCCCACCCGGCCTCGCTAATGACGCGGCGATCCTCGAGCTCGGTGTCGATTCTATTCTTGATGCGCTGGCTCTCCGACTCGCTTCGGCTGTTGATGAAGCGCTCGGCGAACATCTCGTAGCCGGCGAGCTGCTTGTCGTCGAGCGGATTGAACGCCGGATCGTAGATGTCATCGAAAGAGGCGGCCGCATCAGAGATCAGTTGCGGCGCGTTCGACAGCACGTTGTTTTGGCGCAGCGCGGCCGCGGCGAGCGCGAGCCCGTTGGCGTTGCTTTCAGGCTCGGGCAGATCCTCAATATGGGTCTGCGCCGGCAGCGTCTCGCGACGCGCGGCGATACTTACCTCATGCGGGACGAGAGGCATCAGTAACCCGGGAAGGATCCGTCAGGCTGCGACGCGGCGAACTCGCGCAGCCTGGCGCTCGTGGCCCTCGCCGCATCGACCGCCTTACGTTTAGCCTCTTCCTGCGCCTTGAGATACGTCGCCGTGTCCGTGGGGATCGCATAGACGAGCGGCCGATTCTTGTCATCGAGCAGCACCTCAGCGTGCCCATCCTCATCGACGGTGGAGAGATGCCACAGGAGCCCGTGCGTGTCGCCGGTCACGCGCGGCGCCGGCGACAGCCGGACCGGCGTCTCGACGCCGGCGCCCTTTGCCGCCGTGTCAATGTCGGAGCGGATCACCGCCGGATCCACACCCGGGAACACGAGCTCGGGCGCGTACTTCAGGACCTCGGGCTCGCCGTTCACCGTGCTGACACCATACGTGCCGCGGATGTCTTTCCAGGCTAGCTCGCGCGCGCGCTTTATGTCGCCATTGGTGTGATCGAAGTAAGTGCGCACCAGGCCGTTGTACTCGTCGCGCATCTCGAGCGGCGCCGGCGGCGAGGTGCCGGCGATCCCGACCTCGAAAGCATCGTCGCCATCCATCCGATCTTCGAGCTCGCTCGCGTTGTCGGCCGCGTATTTTTCCTTTGTGTAGGTCGCCTTGAGCGCATCCTGGCGGGCCTTCGGAATGTCGAAGGTATTCGCACGGGCGATCTCGACCGCTTTCGCATTCGGCACGCCGGCGCGCACCAGGCCATCGATCGCCTCGGCATTGGCCTTTATCACCGGATCGTCGAAGTAGGCATAG